GTCTACTATTATCATATATTATTGTTTTGTATAGTATAATTATATACTAAATTAAAGAAATGTAAATACTATTTTTTGAGTATTTTCACATGATTATGATTAATACGGCACTGAATGATGCCATTATAATAATCCTCGCGTAATAATACTTCTCTGTCAAATTGTTCCTTTGTTTCCATATATGAGAGTTCTCCAGCTCCTTTACATAAATGTAATATCTCTCGCTTGACAGAATCCAATCCGTTTTCTTCTATTAATTCTTTAACGGCTTCACTTGATCCACAGTAAGTTTTCCAATCAGATTCCTTTAAAGATCTCCGCTTTCTTTTCTTTCCTTTTAAAGGTGGTCGAGTCACCTTTGACCAAAACTTTTTTTTGCCTATGTATTTTTTTCCATCATCGAAAGTTACTAGATAAACAAAACCTAAATAATCTCCAATCATTTCAGTTGTGAATTCTTTATCGTTATATAACCACATATAATTTATATATAAGAATATAAATATTATAAATAAAAACATGGATAAGAAGATTGTTAACACTGCACGCGATTTCCTTGAGGGAAAGTACGAAAACTTAGAAGAAGGTAACGATGACAAATATCTTTGGGCTGATATCAACAATGCTTTGATGCAAGCTGGTTTTGGTCCAAAAGTTATTATTCAAGTGCTTAAAAATTTAAAAGGTAAAAAAGTAAAGTAATTCTTAAAGCCTTTTAACGCTAGACAAATAATTAAAATGTTGCCATTCAAAAATTTTATTAAAGAAGAAGCTTTGAAGTTTCAACCGCCTGCTGGAGCTGTTGCGGCCGCAAAAAAGGCGATTGAGTGGAAAGAGAAATATCCAAACGAAGTTAAAGCTATGACTAGAACCGGTTGGGTCAGAGCTCGTCAACTCGCAAATGGAGATAAGATATCATATGACATTTTAAAAAGAATGTCCGCATTTAATAGGCATAGAAAAAACTCTACGATTAACCCTGAAAAGAAAGATCGCCCATGGAGAGATAATGGATATGTAGCATGGCTTGGATGGGGCGGAGATGCAGGAGTTGATTGGGCAATGAAAATGTCTAAGAAAACTCGCGAAGCAGAAAAAGCGGCTAAGGGAATACTTGAAGGCCAAAAAGAGTTGCTCGATGAAGCGGCGCCAAAGACAATTAATGTTCCTGTTGGAGCAAAAATGCAAGAGTGTAAATATAATAAGAAGAGTGATATTTGGGAAGCGACTAATAAGAAATCTCTAGTTGTTAAAGATGGCGGCAAGTATGCAGTTGTCGATGTTGAAGATAAGTATCGGTCTGGCACGTTTTATATCTTTAAGGCGAGCGGTAAACATTATATGATTAACCAAGCCGAGATTAAAGAAGCAAAGACTCTACTTGAAAAAACCGAATTGGCTGGATGGGAAGATGGCGGAACATATGCTAATTCTAAATTTAAGATTTTAGAATTTATTGGCCCTGATGAATTAGAATCAAAATTAGGAACTCGCAAATGTTTAGAGATTGAAAAGATTAGCGAAAGCCGTTCATCTGATTCTGTTCAAAAAACGTTTATGAGTTTAAACGCTAATGATGTTAATGAACTAAGAGAATTCTTAGAAGATTACTCAACTGAAAAAGACGAGCCGAACGTTAAGTAAGATATACATTTAGAAAAACACCCGCTCTGAATTAAACCAGAGCGGGTGTTTTGTTTTAAATGGTGGAGGTGTCGGGTATCGCGCCCGAGTCCGTTAGCCGAAACTATCGTCGAATTCTTTTACACCCCCGTTTTTTCATGATGTTATGGGCAGATGGCAGTTATTTGTTCGGTAGTAAAATCAATGTCGCCTCCGTCAGGATCGGTTCCATAGAAGGAACCATCTCCGCAATTCTCATTAACTTCAATTTGGATTCCATTGACGATTACGACTTCGCCGGCCTTAATGTTTTTAGTGTAATTTGTTTCTTTCATAATTAATATCCTTCAAAAATTTCCTGTGTTACTTTAACTATTCGATATTCATAATAAGTTTTATTATAGACCTTTTCAGCATTCATATCTCGAGTAGCGTGTGCTTTGGTAGAATATTTCTTAGATGATAACGATGACCAATCATTGGTATCATGTGGATCTCTTCGATATTCAATTAGGTAATATACATTATCTTCTTCGTGGCTCATCTTTAAATTAAAGTTTAATTAAGTTGGCGTTTATTAACTCCAGCCATATACTCCATCATACCACTCTTTCAGCGTGTGTACTTCTACTTCGACGTTAGTAATATCTTCTTTATTTAGGTTAGACCAGAACTTATCATGAGCGTGAGCGTATCCGTCAGCTTGCACCCAAAGTTCTTTATCTTGGCCAGAAGCTACATCGGTGTATACAAACTGATAATTTTTAATATTTTTAATATTCATTATAGTTATAAATTAAAGTTTAATTAGGTCGTTCAATACATATTCGTTTCTGCCAAACTTACGTTGAATAAACAAAATCCGTGTCTTTGGCGAATATGTATTCTTAAAAGTGATTCCCGTTTCGCCTATATTAATAACTGAGCCAAAGTTAGTTTTATCTCCCTTTTGTAGTTCAAGTTTAGCAATATTGGCTTTCAGTTTTTCTAATTTAGCGCTGGTTTTTTTAATAGGTTTTTTCATAATATAGTTAGTTAGATGATTTGTTTATTTGTGATTTAAGTTCTTTAATTTCTAAGTTAAGAGAAAAAATTGCGTGGTTATATTTTTCAATAAGTTGGTTATGGCTGGATAGTAGAGTCCAAAAGTTTTCTTCGGTTAGTTGTGGAATATCTTTATCAGCTCCATTAATTTTTACTTTTTCAGTATTTGGAAATTGGTTTAGTAAAGAATGTAAGTATTTGTTATCCATCTTAAAAAATAAGTAAAATTAATCGGGCGATCCAATACCAGCAAACCGTGCAGATTGCCATTATGATTGGGATTTTTATTAGTGTAGCATCCATAATTATTAAAGTGAGTTACAAATTTCAAGGTCTTGTACAGAAGGAAGAGATGCGGCGTATTGCTGAAGGTCTTCGATGATCTCATCTAAGATCTCTCTGTTGTGCTGGCATCTCAGCCTCTCGTTCATCAGCAGGTGGCCATTGACAATCTCTCTAACTCTGACTGGGATGTTATAGTGGACCCTATCACTTACTTTGTGGTTGTTACTTTTCATAATATAATTTTAATAGTGGTTTTTTTACTATCTCCAATAAACATATACATCGCAATGTTGAGCCAAGCCAACTGGGCAGAAATGAATGTTTCCTCCATGCCAACCTTTTTTGCATGTGTAATTAGGGTTATTCTCACCCCAACGGCCTTGAATCTTTACATATTGTTTAGTGCCGTAAAACTGCTTCCTAAATTCCTTCAGGCTTTTCATATCAGATTCACTGTTCATGTCTACAGTAAATTGGTAGGCGGACGTTCTATTTTTTTCAATTCTCATAATATATTTAGTTGGGTGTTAGTATTAATCCATGCGGTCGAAAATTACCTTGCCATTCAACTCAAGCTTTTCTGAGCTCATGATTGGACACCCGCACACACCCTTGAATTTGCGGGAAACCGTTCCCTTAAGAGTGCAGGCCTTCTTAGGGCTTTTTGAGAAGCAGACGACAGTTTCTGTTCCGCTCTCCCAGTTACCGCCAAATGACGGGGGATTCTGTTGGTGTTCGGTGTAAGTGTATTTGTACATAATGTGGTGGTTGGATTGGTTATTCTCGCCCTTTCCTTGTAGATATATTATACCATAAAAAGGCACATCTGTAAATAATATAATTCACATAATGTGCACAATTCTCTACAACCCCTGTAGAATATAGGGTTCAGGCTTAAGAAATATTAAGATTTTTTCCTTAGACAACTAGAAAAAACTGAGAAAATGCATATTTATACGCTATTCCTCAAATTCCTCAGACATATCGTCATGGACATGAGTACCACAAAACGGACAATGCTGAGGTTCTTGGTTCTCTGTTAAGTCATCGACGTCTTCGTCGGTGTCTTCTACTCCTGAATAATAAATCTCTGATGAATCGTCCCAAAAGACATCATAAGAGATTTTACATTTAATACATCTATATTTGTCTATCATTTTAACCTTCGCACGTTTTGCAAGTCATAAGAGATCTAGCTAATTCCTGAGCAGGGTTTGCACTACGTTGATAGTACATCCCTTTAATTCCATTTTCCCATGCAAATATCATCAGCTCATTTACGTCTTTTGGTTTTGCTTTAGGGTGAATCATAATATTTAAACTTTGTCCTTGATCTATAAAACGTTGGCGTTGAGAAGCTTGAACAACGATTTCTCGTTGGCTTATTTCACCAAAGGTTTTAAACACATCGCGTTCCTCTTCAGTGAATTCTTCAATATGTTGAACACTTCCGCCATGGACTAAGATATCTTTCCAAACTGGTAGAGTATCCATTCCCTTTTGTTTTAATAGTTCTTTAAGATGTGGGTTCTTATAAGTAAATTTACCTTTTGCCAAATCCTTTGTAAAGTAATTACTATTAAGAGGTTCAATACTTGGACTAACTTGTCCTAGAATAAAACTAGAAGAAGTTGTTGGAGCAACTGCTAATGTTGTAGCATTTCTTTTTCCATAACCTTCAAGCAGAGGTGGCTCACCGAAAATCTCAGCAAGTTCGCCTGTGGCTTTATCTGCTTTAGTTCGAATTGTTGACCAAACTTGAGTATTATGTAATTGAGCTTCAAGACTTTCAAACGCAATTAATTTTGATTGAAGATAACTATGCCAACCAAGGACACCTAATCCAAGAGCTCTTTGATTAACCGCAAAACGTCTAGCACAATCCATAAATGGCATGCCTTCTGTTTTATCAATAAACTCTGTCATTACAGCATCAAGGAAATAAATGAGAGTTTCAATCGCATCTGTCTCTTGTATCTCATCCCATCGTTCTAAGTTTAAAGAACTAAGGTTACATACAAAGCTTTCATCTTTATCAGTGCTTAAGTAAATTTCGTTACAGAGATTACTGGCATGAATAGTTTTATCCTTATCTTTATAAACCTGTGGCTTTTGATTATTAACGTTATCTGAAAAGAAAAGATATGGGTAACCGCTCTCAAAGCGTTTCTTAATAACTAAACCCCAGATGCGACGTTTCTCTTTGTCGCCATCAATCATTTCTTTCATGAATTGATCTGATATACAAACCGCAATTGACATATCTTGGATTTCATTGCCGTCTCCTCTGATCTTAAGAAACTCTTCAACATCAGGATGGTCAATTGGAAGATATGCTGCGAATGATCCACGGCGAACATTCCCCTGTGATACGACATTCATTAGTTTGTCGTATAGTTCCATAAAGTGAACCGCTCCAGTACTTGTACCTTGATCT